CAAGGCGCTCAAACACACGACGAGGTACGGCGACAACACTGTCGTCGCCGTTTACGATTATGTCGGCCTCGGGGCCAGCCCAGTAACGAAGTGCCCCGTAGTTGATGATACTATCCCCAAGTGAGGTATTGTATTCACCGGACATCATCGTCCCAGTAACCGTATACCGGATGTCGTTTCGGGTCCTACCTGTGTTATGCCTCTGTTCTTGCAACAATTCTCGCAGCCAAGAATCACCGGGGAAGAATCGCCGATAAAAGCGAAACTCCATATCACGGAGCTCTAGGCGCAACGTACTGTCGAAGCGACTGTGGTCCAACTCAATGAACACGGTATCACTCCAACGATCCATTGCTGCGAGCCTGGCACCGACTTGCCAGGAATTCATACCCTTTGTTATCCAGGGCAACCGTTGCTTGACGCCGAAACGTCGTGAGAACAGGAAATGTTCAAGCGGCTTCAGATACTGTGCTAATGTGTAACAGTATCCCGGATGTCGGTGTTGGATAAGGCGAGGCGCCTTGTCCTCCGGAGGATCTTTGATATCCAACTCGCCAGATTCATACTTGATGAAGGCGGAGATCCTCGAAGCCCAACTACCCCAACCCTTGTTGTCAAGCTCAGCGTACCCATTTTGCGCAAGCTGTCGTTTTGAGGCTGGCAGCTCATCAATGACCTGCTTGCGCGAGTACGGAACTAAGGGAACGCCTGGTAAAGGGAATTCCCGACAAAGGACGGAGAAGATGGAGGCAATGAACATAAGCATAGAGGGTGTTGTTGGTGTCTGTTGAATCATGTGTCGTTCGACCATGGCGCGTTTCTCGTTGAGTACGCAGCCGTGGAAGGCCGAGCACGAATACATGTTCGGATGGTCCAGACGCAACGTTAGCTGTTTGATGTTATGTTTGTGCACACAGCCAGCATCACCCCAGTCGGCGGCTGCATGATCACCAAGCTCTCCCTTGGTGTCGCCGACACACACTGTGCGCACAGCCGCTCGCACGAACCGTCAAACGCTTTCTGGCAACACCCTTCGCGCTCTAGAGACCATTCGATTGGCACTAGCATTATGCAGCCCCAACCAGTCGTAGATGTGACAAAGGGTGTCACGCGGCGCCCACATGTTTCCACGCAAGGCAGCGTTGACAGCGCGCACGGCTGTTATGGATGAACGCTCAAAATTGGCGCTCTGGAATCCAAACAGACGTCTTTCGGCCCAAGTGGGGCCCATGACGTGCGGCAAGACGAGAGCAAACTGCTGATGTAGTTCGGCCTCACTCCAATTCTCCCCCATCTTTCTGCGGTAAGCAACCGCTTTCTCTTTAAGATAGGGTAGGAGGCTCTCGTCTTTGGAGCGCCCTGTAGCCCAGAATTCCATATAGGCTTGGAACTCGGGATTGCAGGGTGGTCTGAACTGCTGACGAAGTTCACGATCGCGTTCCATCGCGCGTTGAACTATAGTGTCAGGGTCAGACGTGTCTATGATAGCAGACACCGCCCTACCTGGGAATCGCTCCTGATCTATTTTCCCAAGATAGTAACCTGGATGGCAGCGCACCTCGATCGTGCCAATGCGCACACTGAGGGGATGGCGCAAC